CCCTTGGATTAGATAATTATAATGATCATCTATATCACCCGTCACTCAAAGAAGACAGGGTTATTCATTTCGGTCTTGACGTAAGACCAGTAGATCTACGAGATGATATTAAACTCAAACAACTAATTTCAAAATACAAACCTACTCATATTATTCACCTTGCCGCTCATGCGGGAGTACGTGATTCATATGGTAAGGAAAAACAATACCACGAAAATAATATCGATGGTACTCAAAACTTAATTGATGCATGTAGAGAATTCGTTCCGGATGTAAGAATCATTTACGCATCAACTTCTTGTGTATATGCAGGATCTGAATTACCTTGGACTGAGGGTAAAGAAACTGGTAAACAGTTGAACCCATATGGATGGTCTAAGTGGGCAAACGAATGTCAGTTTCAAGCATCTGGTTTGAATACAACTGGTCTAAGATTCTTTACAGTGTACGGCCCTTGGGGCAGACCAGACATGGCACTGTTTACTTTTACTGAAAATATACTTGACAACAAACCAATAACAGTGTATAATTATGGTAATATGAAACGTGACTTCACCTACGTGGATGATATCCTTGGTGGAATTGAGTGCGTATTACATGATGATTCTATTCCTACCGGAGAGATATTTAATATCGGACGTGGGGAGCAAGTGAATCTCATGGACTTTATATCAGAGATTGAGAAGAATGTAGGTAAAGATGCTATCAAGAACTTGGCACCGAAGCATCCGGCAGATACTCTAGAAACATGGAGCAATACCAGTAAACTACATAAACTAGGTTATACACCATCGACATCTGTAGATGTAGGTATCAAAAACTTTTACGATTGGTATATAGAATATTATAATAGATTTGATCAGCAATAGGAAAACATAATGGCAGATGATTTTGACAAGTATGCTCCCTCTAAAGAAGCAGGAGAGTTTACAGAAGATCCCATAAGCAGAGACAACCCATTAAGAATGGGTATAGTCGGACATGGGTTTGTAGGTAAGGCAGTAGAGTATGGATTCTCTCATCCTATGATAGAACATTTTTTAGTGGATCCTAAACATGATACGACTATTGATGATCTGGTGAAATGGAATCCGCACGTATGTTTTATTTGTGCACCTACACCACAGAATTCAAATACAGGATTTGTTGATGCATCCATCGTAGAAGATGCCGTGCTTAAACTTATTAATAATACTAACTCACTTGTTGTTATTAAATCAACAGTGACACCAGATATTATTGATAGGTTGTACAACTCTATAGAGACAACTAACTTTGATCGGTTTGCATACAACCCAGAGTTTCTGACTGAGAAGTCTGCCTGTGAAGATTTTGTAAATGCAGAGTTTCATGTGTTTGGTGCAACCGCACCTGCATGTGATGAACTCGCACAACTATATGATATATTTTCTCTTTGTAAAAGTGACAAGTATTATCGTATGTCTGGGTGCGAAGCATCGTTTGTGAAGTATGCAACAAATGCATTCCTTGCAACTAAACTCACATTCTTTAATCAGTTAAAAGATCTGGTTGATGGATTTGATTGTAGTTACAATATGGTCACCCGTGCTATGGGGGCAGATGACAGGATTGGTATTAAACACACCAGAGTCCCTGGCCCAGATAGAAAGAAAGGTTTTGGTGGTGCGTGTCTACCCAAAGATACAATGGCATTACTGAAGTTTTCGGAATCACGTGGTGATTCACGTTTCGATTTATTGGAAAATGTCTTGACAATCAACAATAAATATCGTATAATGTATGATATAGATGAACGTGAAAAAGTTAATAATATAACATTTGGAGAAAGTGAATAATATGGGTTTGATGGATAAATTGAAAAAGCAGTCTACTGTAAAGGATACTGCAACACTTGCGACAAGCAAGTTCTTTGGTGTAACGGACATGGTACCAACCGATGTCCCTATGGTAAACGTAGCACTGAGTGGAGATGCGGATGGTGGTGTGACGCCAGGATTAACAGTCCTTGCAGGGCCGTCTAAGCATTTCAAAACTTCGTTCGCATTGCTTATGGCAAGTGCGTACTTGAAACAAAAGAAGGACGCAGTAATGTTGTTCTATGATTCTGAGTTTGGTTCACCGCAATCATACTTCGAAACATTTGGTATCGATACTGAACGTGTATTACACACACCAGTAAAAGATGTCGAGCAGTTAAAGATCGACATTGTCGGTCAACTGGAAAACTTAGAAGCATCCGATGATGTGATCATTGTAATCGACTCTGTCGGTAACCTTGCATCTAAGAAAGAACTGGATGATGCACTTGACGGTAAGTCAGTTGCAGATATGTCACGTGCGAAAGCATTCAAATCATTATTCAGAATGGTAACTCCATACTTGAATATGAAGAAGATCCCAATGATTGCTATCAACCATACCTACAAAGAGATCGGTCTATATCCTAAAGACATCGTATCTGGTGGTACTGGTATCATGTATAGTGCTGATAATGTATGGATCATTGGTCGTAGACAGAACAAGACTGGTACTGAGGTTACAGGTTATGACTTTGTAATCAAGGTAGAGAAGTCTCGATTTGCCAAAGAAAATTCTAAGATACCTATTAGTGTATCGTGGGATGGTGGTGTAGAGAAATGGTCTGGTCTACTGGACGTAGGTCTGGCAGGTGGGTATGTTACTAAACCAAGTAATGGTTGGTATCAACGTGCAGGTACTGAGAATAAAGTCCGTAAAGATGTAACCCTAACTGAAGAGTTCTGGGCACCTATCTTTGCTGAGACAGACTTCAAAGAATTTCTGAAGAAACAATACCAGATAGGCTTGCAAAGTGTCGTAGAACTTGATATAATGGTTGAATCAGATGTCGGGTAAACTGAACATTGATAAGATGTCAGAGGGGATTGATTATGAATTGATCCCCGTTGACTATGTAGATCATAAGGATGCGTGGGATGTAAGAATCCTACGTGGTGAATTTACTGAAACTGTTATACGGTTTGGCACTATCAAGTTTGATGGTAAGCAGGATAATTTGAGGTTTGACTTCCGTGTAATAACCTCACCAATTTCCGGAGTGAGTTCGGAAGTTGTTGAACTACAAGACTGTGCCGGAGATATCTTATTTGATATTCTGGAACGTGGGTTCAGTGAGGGATGGTTATATGGTACGAAAGAAGAAGTAGATAATGGAGAAGATATTGGAAATACAATTAGAACAGACAATTCTGAGGAACTTACTCACTAATGATGAGTATGCTAGAAAGGTCGCCGCCTTTCTAACCCCAGAATATTTCGAAGGAGTCTATAAAGGACTATTTAAAGAGTTTACTAAATTCATTGCGAAGTATAATAAACTTCCTACAATGGAAGCACTCAAGATTGAGATTGATGAGGGTGATCGTTTATCAGACGAACACTATCGACATGCGATGGAGATCTTACCAAACATATTTACACCAGAGAAAGAGAACCTAGAATGGTTAATTGACCGCACTGAGAAGTGGTGTCAAGATCGTGCAGTGTATAATGCTATCATGGAATCAATACAAGTTATTGATGGCAAACATCAAACATTAACTAAGAATGCATTACCAGATATTCTATCTAAAGCATTGGGTGTAACCTTTGATACTAACATTGGTCACGACTATCTTGAGAATGTAGATGAACGTTTTGATTTCTATCACCTACAAGAAGAACGTATCCCATTTGATTTGGATATGTTCAATCAGATTACAAAAGGTGGTTTGCCTAACAAAACTCTGAACATTGCACTGGCAGGTACAGGTGTTGGTAAGTCATTATTCATGTGTCATTGTGCAGGTGCCAATCTAGAACAGGGTAGGAATGTTCTGTACATTACTATGGAGATGGCAGAAGAAAGAATCGCAGAACGTATTGATGCTAATCTAATGAACGTTGCAATTGATCAGTTAGAGAATCTATCTAAAGATATGTTTGTTGACAAAGCAAACAAGATCAGAAAGAAAACTCAAGGTAAGTTGGTTATTAAAGAGTATCCGACTGGGGGTGCGAATGCATCTCACTTCCGTGCATTGTTGAATGAGTTGAAACTCAAGAAGAACTTTGTACCAGACATGATCTATATTG